AATATATCTCAGATTTTCTATATGTGTCTTGCTTATATGCATTTAACTCTGAAGGGTCTACTATAGTAGCAAACTCATCTACATTATGTACAATACCCATACTACTACTATTGCTCTGTACTTCGTTAATAACCTCAAATCTTACAAACCAACATAGACATCTTGTAAGAAAATCATCCATTAAAGTTTGATTTGCAGTAGTTAATGTACCATCATTATGCTGTTTCTTTATTTCTTCGTAAAACTTTTTACCTAAAGCAGGTTTTAAATGTGCTAATTCTGTAAGCAGAATTGTATTATTAGATATTAAAGCAGTATCAGTATTAGCATTTGTAAAACTATTACTGATAACTTCTCCTGCACTTACTAAAGGTATATATTGATTTACGTTTGCCATATTATTGTTCTTCGTTTTGTGATTCTACTTCAGTTACTTGTAATTCGCTTTCACTATCTCCAATACCATCTTGGTCATCATCTCTTGTAACAATAATTTGCTCTCTATCTGTCAAGAACATATTACCCTCTTCAAGCATTGGGAAATCTTCATCTAGCATTTTTCTTTGCTCGTTTATAGTAAGTATCTTAGTAGGATCAAGCTGAGTAGCAAATGATACTGGTGGCTCGTATTGTATTAATAACTCTTCTGCGATAAAGCCCATCTCTCTATTTAGTATGTCTTTTATACCATCTAAGATTAAATCAGAAGTATCTTTAATTACAGTTGTCATTGCCATATCATAAGCAATTCTAATCTCACTACCTGTGTTGTTCATCTTACCAGAACTAACAATACCTGCAAGTGCAGGTTGCCATCTATGTGCAGTAATAATATTTTGGTCAGTAATCTTTTGTAAATCTAACCAACTACCATCTTGGTCATCTTTTATAATAGAAACATTCGCAGGTGAAGTATCTCCATTCTTTACAATAAACATTATTTTTCCATTGTTTCCTTCTCCAACAAACTTTTTTTGTGCTTCTTTAACCAGTTGTTTCGCTTCTTGTTCACCCATATCACCAGAGATTTCAACGATTGCAGATGGCTGAAAACCATTTTGGAATTTTGTATGATTCCACTTGCCGATTTCGTAATCAACTGCGATATGATCCAATGCAGCAACATAGTCAGGTAAGCCATAGTAAGTAAATGTTGGTTCATAATCTTTAAAATGCATCACAAATCTTTTACCTTTTACATTTGGATATAGAGGTATAGTCTGTGTTTTGTCTTTCATAGTATTGTACTTTGCCCAATCTGGGTGTACATATACTTCTTTCTTGTTTTTAGCCATTCTAACAGTAGTTGCATCTATATGGTATAGGTTTACCCCACCATCATATAAAACACCTTCTACATAAGCATTTCCAAAAGTGTAATAGTCATCAGCTAATTTCTTGTAAACTTGTCTTAAAGTTTCTTTATTAGCATTTACATCTTTTATGTATGCTTTTATTTCTTGATTGCTTGTAACAAACTTAGCGCCACTTGTAAATACAGTCTTTTGTGCAAGTACACTTCTATGTGTAGATGACTTACGTTTTAGCTCTGCTAAATATTGTGGAAATAAATTGTTGTTACCAAAAGGTATATACTTAGTAAGTACCTTTGATATATCTTGTGGTTCTTCTACGTTTTGTGGTACTGCTAAATCAAAAACACCAAACTCAAAAGTATTACTCTTTTGTTGAGTCTGCTTTCTTACTTGACTTTTTCTTGCTTGTTTTTTCTGACTCATCTTTTGTTTTTGTTATTTTTTCTATTAAATTATTTAAACCTGCTTCTTCATAAGCATAAGCCAATTCTTCTTGTGTAGCTGTTGCCCAAGAAATACTAAAATCTCCTTTGTAAGTAGAACCAGAAGATAATTTTGCTTTGTATGTTGCCATAATTGTATAAATTTTTAAGTGTGATAAATCTACAATATTATTAGAGCAATCACACATTATTAAAAAAATATATTAATAGGGAAATGTTGTTAAACTTTTTACGAACAAAGTTCAACCTATTTCTATATCTTTAATTATTAAGTTGTTGTTGCTGTTAAAGTTGATGTGTTAACTACAAGACCTGCACCACTTGCTGGGTCATATTGTCTTGGAAGTTCAAACTGTCTAGCCATTAAACTAATTGTCAAACCATTTTGGTCAGAATACGCAGCACCTGTACCACCCTCCATACTTGCTAAATTTAAGAAAGTTTGGTTTTTCTCTGGAGCAGTTACACTATTTGCATATTTTTCACTTAATCCTAATACTAATTTCTCATCATTTGAAGTAACAACTATTGCCATCATACAAGTGTTAAGCATTGCTTGTAATTCGTGCATTTTAACATTGTTGATTTGAGGTATCATAAAAGTAAGACCACACTCAAATACTGTTGAACCGTTTTCTTTAGTTGCATTAACAGTTAAATCAGCAGTTTCGTTTTTAAACTCAAAAAGTTTCCAAGTTGCTGTTGAGCCACCAGTATCTACAATCTTTGTAACATCATGCTTACCTGCATCATTATTAAAACTTACTGCATCTGCAGAAGCAAAACTTCTTAAACATATTTGCTTTATACCACCTGCAGTCTGTAAAGCAGAACAATCTATTGCTATACCATTATCTATTGCCATATTATTATTATTTTATAAATTATTAAAAAGTAATTAAGAGAGGAGGACTAGCCTCCCCTCTATTATTACATTATTGTTTAGTAAAAGATTCCCCACTGAACAAGTGAAGGGTACAAGAATTGTACACCTAACTTGTAGTATCCTCTGAAGAACATTTTTTCTTCTAAATCATCATAAAATACTTTGAAAGAACCTTCTGGGTCAGTTACATCAGAACCAATGATTAAGTTATCAACTGCACAGTAACAAGCACCTTCTGTACCATTAACACCTCCTCTTAGGAACATTGCAGGGTCTAAGTCTGCTAAAATAGTATCCCACTCATACATAGGAACAATTTCCACACCTCTAAACTTAACAACTAACACACCATCTTGTTGGTTAGTAATTGCTAAATCTGCAGAAGTACCTTCTAAGTTTGATAAGTAAGCATTGTAAGTCTTAGGAGTTACAAAGATTTTCTTATCTGAAGCAGCAACTTGTTGTAATGCTGCTGGAGCATCATCATACATTTTTCTTAAAATACCAAGAGATTCTCCTGCTGTAGGTGCTGTAGGTGCTACTGCACTAAACTCAGTTCTTGCAGCCAATACAGTTGCATCATCTCCCATTAATTTCATCCATCCTGTTACACCTTGATAGTTTGCAGTAGAGTCATCTCCACCCCATGCTAATCTTACTACATCAGAAGCAATACCTTTTACTGCTCTGTTTACGATTGCATCTGCTAACATAGTACCTTCAATGTTAAATACATCAACACCATTTCTGTACATTTCTTCAATGTAAGTGCCTTCAAACTCAGATTGACATTGCTCAAGAGCAACTCTCATTCTACCTGCAGTAATTGTTTTCTCATCAATATTAAATTGAGTAGAACCACTAGTTGCTGAACAACTTGTGTATTTTTGTGATATTTTTTTAAGAGCAGCAGAAGTAAACACATTCATTTTGTGCTTTACATTAGGAATAACTCTATAGTTTTTCATAATGTCCTCACTTCTAAATACTGGCTCATAAAATATTTCGTTAAGGTTCGCACCTGAATAAGTTGCGAAAGTTCCTTTATTTGCTACATTTGCCATTTTTATTTATTTTTTAGTTATTAAATTTATTTCTAATTCTGTCAGCCATTGCATTGTAAAAACCTGCATTAGCATCTTCTTTTTTGTTCTCAACTACTGCAGGGTCGCTTTCAGTTTTAATTTCTGTACCTTTAGCACTTGCTTTGTTGATTTTAGCGTTTAACGCTTCAATCTCTACTGTTAAAGTTTCGTTAGTTCCTTTTGAAGCAACTAATTCTTCCTCTAACAAAGAAATTTTGTTTGATAATTCAATGTTACCAGTTTCAAACTCAGAAATTTTATTCATAATTTCATCATTATCTCCTAGATTAACAGTTATCGCAGTTTGTTCAGCAACATCTTCAGAAACTTTTACATCACCTTTTACAGCAGTAACAATCTCCTCAACTTTGTTGTTAAACCATTCTTTTAACTCGTTAGTCATTTTTTTGTTATTTATATTAATACTTAATTTATTCTGTATTTCTTCTTGTGTGATGTTCTTAAATTTAGAAACATCATACTTTGCAGCAACTTTAATAGAATCAGAGATAGTGTCAATAAAACCTAATTCGTATGCCTCATTAGCATTTAACCAAGTTTCTTCATCCATCATTTGAGCAAGAGTATCATAAGATAATCCTGTCTTTTTTCTATAAATGTCTGTAAGTTCGTTTGAGATTTTATCAAGAGTATCTGCAGACTTTCTCATATCTTTAGCCTCACCCATTGTACCACCCCAAGCGTTATGTATCATAAATAAAGAGTTTTCTGCCATTACAACCTCATCAGCACCAAGAGCAATAATAGTAGCAATACTTGCTGCTATACCCTCAATATAAACTGTAGT